CGACCGCTACTTCGCCGATTTCGCGGTGCGCGTGGCGACGGGCAACTGACCACGCCCACCCCTTTCACTGATCACTGGAGAACCCTATGGGACTGCCCAAGAAACTCAAAAATTTCGCGCTGTTCAACGACGGCGTCAGCTACGTTGGCGAGGTTGAAGAAGTGACCCTGCCCAAGCTCACCCGCAAGATGGAAAAGTACCGCAGCGGCGGCATGGCCGGCGAGGTAGAGCTGGATTTCGGCGCCGAAGCCATGGAGATGGACTGGAAGTGCGCCGGCTGGATCGAAGGCCTGCTGGCCCAGTGGGGCACGCCCAAGCACAACGGCGCCCTGCTGCGCTTTGCCGGTGCCGTGCAGGCCGACGACAGCGAGGGCGTGGACGCCCTGGAGATCGTGGTGCGCGGCCGCCACAAAGAGTTTGACCCCGGCAAGGCCAAGGCCGGCGACAAGACCGAGATCACCATCAAGACCGCCATCAGCTACTACAAGCTGACCCTCAACGGCAAGGTACTGATCGAGATCGACGTGGTCAACATGATCGAAGTCGTCAACGGCGTGGACCGGCTGCAGCAGGTGCGCGCTGCGCTGGGGATTTGACGCCCCACCCCGGGCGGCCCCTGGCGGGCCGCCTGCCATCCCATCCACACATGCCCCTGAAATCCCATGACCATCCCTGAATCCACCACCCCCATCGCTGAATCCACCGCCGCCGCCACCGCCGCCGCACCCCAGCCCGACACCGCCGTGGTGCCCCTGGAAACGCCCATCAAGCGAGGCGAGCAGACCATCACCTCGCTCACCCTGCGCAAGCCCAAGTCCGGTGAGCTGCGCGGCCTGTCGATTTCGGCCCTGATGCGGGTCGACGTCGACTCGCTGCAGGTGCTGCTGCCCCGCATCAGCTCGCCCACCCTCACCAAGTTCGATGTGGCCAACATCGATCCGGTCGACCTGGTGGCTCTGGGAAGCGAGGTGCTCACTTTTTTGCTGCCGAAGGATCAGGTGCAGGCCTTCCTGAACGTGTAGAGAGCGCCATGGCCGATCTGGCCGTGGCCTTCCACTGGCCGCTGTCGGAGTTGACCTTGATGACCGTGGCCGAGCTGATGGCCTGGCGAGAGCTGGCTGTTGAGCGCATGAACCCTGACGACTGAACCCCAAGGAACAAACAACATGGCCGCAGACATGCTGCGCCTGCGCGTGGTGCTAGACCTGGCAGACCGCGCCCTGGCCCCCCTCAAACGCATTGCCCAGGGCAGCAAGGCCACGGCACAGGCCCTGGCGGCCACCCGCAAGGAGCTGCGTGACCTGAACGCCCAGCAGGGTGCCATCGACCGCATGCGTGCCCTGCAGCAGCAGCTCGCCGCCACAGGGCAACAGACCAAGGTAGCCCGCGTGATGCTGGAGCAGCTGCGGCAGCAGACCCCCGCCACTGCGGCTGAGCAGCGCAAACTGGCCCAGCAGGTGGCCGGCGCCGAACGCGAGCTGCAGCGCCTGAACGCCACCAGCGACACCCAACGCCAGCGCCTGGTCTCACTGCGGCGCGCAATGAAGGAAATGGGTATTGGCAACGTCACCGAAGCCGAGGCCCGGCTGCGCACCCAGATCGACGCCACCACCCGCTCGGTGGAACGCCAACAGGCCCAGCTCTCACGCCTGGCCAAGATCCGTGAGACGACTGGGCGCCAGGGCATGAAGGCCGGCGTGGTTGTGGGTGCAGGCATGGCCATGCAGGCAGCCGGCCGCAAAGGGCTGGACGTGGGGATGGAGCCCGTCAAAGACTTTGCCAGCCACGAAGACGCCATGCTGGGCATCGCCCGCCAGGTGCCCGGGGCTCGCGACGAAATGGGCCGGCTGACCGAGGTTTACCGCCTGGCCGAGCAGCAGGTGCGCGATCTGTCGGGCCAGATTCCCCTGGCCACCACCGAGATCGCGGCCATGATGACCGCCGCGGCCCGCATGGAAGTGCCCACCGACGAGCTCAAGGAATTCACGCGGATGGCCAGTGAGATGTCCACCGCGTTTGACGCTGTGCCCGACCACGTGACCGAGTCCATGGGCAAGGTGGCCAAGAACTTCAAGATCCCGCTCACCGAGATCCGGGGCCTGGCCGATTCGATCAACTACCTGGACGACAACGCCATCAGCAAGGGGGCCGACATCATCGGCTTCTTGAACCGCACCTCGGGCGTGGTGTCCACCGTGGCCATGACGGCCAAGGATGCCGCAGCCCTGGGCAGCACCCTGCTGACCCTGGGCGAGCGCGAAGAGACGGCCAGCACGGCCACCAACGCCATCGTGCAGAAGCTGGCCGCCGCCACCAAGGGCACCAAGAAATTCCACTCGGCCCTGGCCGAGATCGGGCTGAAAGACACCGAGGTGCAAAAAGGCATGGCCACCGACGCCATGGGCACCATCAGCAAGGTGCTGGCTGCCATCAAGGCGCTGCCCCAGGACAAACGCATTGGCGTGATGGTGGAGCTGGTGGGCCTGGAGCACAGCGACACCCTGGCCAAGCTGGTGGACAAGCCCGAGGAGCTGAGCCGTCAGCGCGATCTAGCCAATGGTGACGCGGGCAAGGGCTCGATGGCGCGCGAGGCCGCGGCGCGCAACGCCACCCTGTCGGCCCAATGGAAGATGGCCGAGAACCGGGTATTCAACCTGAAGGCCGCCGTAGGCGAGGGGTTGAAACCTGCGCTGAGCGAGCTGATGGACACCATCAACCCCTTGCTGGAGCGCGGTGCGAAATGGGTGTCTGAGAACCAAGGCCTGGTGAGCAGCGTGCTCAAGATCGTTCTGGCAGGAGCGCTGCTGACCGGGGCCATCGGCATGATCCTGGTGCCGCTGGGCCTCCTGGCGGGCAAGTTCATCCTGATGCGCTACCTGGTCAGCACGCTGGCCGTGAAGCTGTTCGGTATGGGGCCCAGCGTGGGCGTGCTGTACAAGCTGGGCTTTGGCGTGGGCCGGGTGTTTGGCCTGCTGGGCAGGGTGCTGGGTGGCTTAGGCCCCCAACTGATGCGGCTGGGCGGCATGCTGATGGCCAACCCCATCATCCTGGTACTGGCGCTGATCGCAGGTGCGGCGCTGCTGATCTGGATGCACTGGGACACCATCAAGGCGTACCTGCTCGCTACTTGGGAGACCTTGTCCAAAGCCGTCGGCGGGTGGTGGAGCAGCATCAGCACAGGCGCCGAAGAGGCATGGCAATACCTGGTCAACCTGAAAGACCGCTTTGTGCAGGCCGGCGCCGATCTGCTGACCGGGCTGACCGATGGCATCACCAGCCGCATGGCTGCAGTAAGGGACGCCATCACCGGCGCTGCCGACTCGGTGGCCGAGTGGTTCCGTGATCGCCTGGGCATCAAGAGCCCCAGCCGGGTGTTCATAGAGGCCGGGGGCTTCATCAGTGAGGGGGCAGCACAAGGCATCACTGGCAAGCAAGCACTGGTGCGCAGCGCGGCCCTGGGCATGGCTAGCACGGCCATCGCTGGGGCCGCCATGGCTGGGGATCTGGCGGGCGCTGGTATGGGTGCCGACACCCCACCCCTGATGGCCGCCCAGCGCCCGGTGGTGGCAGCCCGGCCGGCCGCCAGCAGCGGTGGTGCCGGCGCGGGTGCGGCAAGCAATTACCAGATCACCATCCACGCTGCACCCGGTATGGACCCACAGGCCATAGCCCGCGCCGTGAGCGCCGAGCTGGACAAACGCGAGCGCAACAACCGGTCGCGCGTGCTGTCGAGCATGAGCGACATCGACTGATTTAGCGATTGAGGACAGCCACCATGATGATGAGCCTCGGCCAGTTCGTGTTCGGCCTGAACACCCTGGCCTTTGACGAGTTGAAGCGCCAGACATCGTGGCGCCACCCCACCAACGCACGGGTGGGCCTGCGGCCGGCGCGCCAGTTTGTGGGGCCGGGTGACGATCAGATCACGTTGACAGGGGCGCTGGTGCCCGAGTTCATGGGCTCACGCCAGGCCCTGCCCGAGCTGCGCGACATGGCCGACAGTGGCAACGCCTGGGCCCTGGTAGACGGTGCCGGCGGCGTGCACGGGGCCTGGGTGATCGAGAGCATCAACGAAACGGGTTCGATTTTTGTGGCGCAGGGCGTGCCGCGCCGGGTGAGTTTTGACCTGAGCCTGGCGCGCGTGGACGACTGGCAGGCCGACGCCACCGGGGGCGTGAACCCGGCTGAGACCTGGCCCATCGATTGGTGGTTTTGACCATGGCCGACACCCACCCCAACTACCGCGACCGAGCCCCCTACCGTAGCCCGGCCTACGAGCTGAGCATCGACGGCCGCGACATCACCCCGGCCATCGACGGCCGGCTGATCAGCCTGAGCCTGACCGAGTGCCGCGGCAACGAGAGCGATCAGCTGGACCTGGTGCTGGACGACAGCGATGGCCTGATGCACCTGCCCCCCCGTGGCGCCGAGGTGGCCCTGCGCCTGGGCTGGGCTGGCCAAATCCTGCAGGACAAAGGCCTGTTCACCGTAGACGAGATCGAGCACAGCGGCAGCCCCGACCAGGTACACCTGCGCGCCCGCGCAGCCGAGATGCGCAAAGAGCTGCGCAGCCGACGCGACCAAAGCTGGCACCGCACCACCCTGGGCCAGATCGTGTCAGCCATAGCCCAGCGCCACGGCCTGCAAAGCCGCATCGACGCCGACCTCGCCCAGGTGCGGGTGGCGCACATCGACCAGACCAACGAGAGCGACCTCAATTTCATCACCCGCCTGGCCAGCCAGCACGACGCAGTGGCCGCCGTGAAAAAAGAGCGCCTGGTTTTCCTGCCCATCAACGGCACCCTGAGCAGCACCGGCCAAGCGCTGAAGCGCATCACCATCACCCGCGCCGATGGTGACCAGCACCGCTACCACAGCAGCGACCGAGGCAGCTACAGCGGTGTGCGCGCCTACTGGCACGACCCCGGCCGCGCCCGCCGGCGCGGCGTGCTGGTGGGCAAAGACGGCAATGTGAAGCGGCTGAAAGACACCTACGGGAGCGAGCGCGACGCCCTGGCCGCAGCCCGGGCCGAGATGAACCGCATCGCCCGCGGTGCTGCCACCCTGGAGCTGGCCCTGGCCCTGGGCCGCCCCGAGCTGATGCCGCAGACGCCGGTGACGGTTCAGGGGTTCAAGCCTGAGATTGACGGCACGCACTGGCTGGTGGTGAAGTTGAGCCACCAACTGGGGGATGGGGGGTTGGTGACTCGGGTGGAGATGGAGATGGGGGCGGTGGCGGCGTCCGACTCCAACACTAACGATGAGGCAGCAGCAGGGCCGTTCGACGAAGGCTCAGGCAAGCCAGATTGAGCGATGAGTCAGCATCGGAGATACCACCGCCCCAGCCTTGCATCTCACGAGGAAAGCCCTGCTGATATTAGCCATCTCGTTGATGGCGGCTTCACTGCTACAAATTCTGGATTGGTGTTTGGAGCCGCCCAGAAGACCTGTTGCCCATCCAAAATCACGCACTTATCGGCTCGCTGAAAATAGCCTGGAAAAAGAGCGACTTGCCTCCCTCAATTTCGGCTGAGGCCTGATGCGTGACCTTGCCCTCTTGTCCCTTCGCGACGACGCCGAGCATGACTTCTCTTTCAAAGCGCGAGGACATGTTGTGCTTAACTTCAACTTCTGCTTTCAGGCAACCGCCGACCTCGCGAGCAAAGACCACGGCCTCCCAAGTGGGCTCGTAGTGAAGCCAACCAAAACGAGAACGATCTAGGCTATCGCCAGCTTTCCAGGGCTTTCCTCGCAACTCAAACACTCGGCTATCCGAATGATGATCATCGGCGTGTTTAGAGTTTGAAGCGTTCACATCGACACCGACGCCAGGCAGCGGCGACTTAATTCCTGCTGAAAAGGCAGCGCTCTTGGAGCTCGATTTTTGGCTATCCTTGGAAATCTCGATGCGAGTGGCACCTAGCTCGATCATCAACCGCAACAACTCGGCCTCGCGCTCGGACATCAGAATCTCGTCGTATGCATCGATCGGAATGTAAACATCAGCCTTACTAGAGCCAGACATATCAGCGAGCGGATGCTGCTTGTACGTCTGGCCCACTTGAGGATGTCCCGGCGGGAACCTGAGGCCCACCTGCTCGACCATGGCCATGGTCACGCCGTGTTGAGCAATGAAATTTTTCAGCTCGGCTTCAAACGCCTGCGATTCTTCCGCATTCGCTCCGTTGGAGCGTGTGCTGAGGTACGAGGCCAGCAAAGGTTGGGCGATCATGGCCCCCCAAACCACTGGCGCTGGCATGAAAGCAAAGCCTGTACTCTTGTTGAGAGCCTTCAAAATGGTAGATGAATGCTCAGCAGCTTTATGCAAAGCTGATTGAGTGGTGCCAGGCACAGCCTCTGTCGGCGTACGACCAGACATTGTGAAATTTGGAAATGGCTTTTTCGCAGCACGCATCAGGTCTTCGGTTTTTTGCTCGGTCCCGTTAATCTCGTCGCTGCCAATGATGTAGATGATTCGCATAGCCAGAAGGTGAATTTTTTAGCCCAAATGGTAGCCTTTGATCATATCAATCAACTTACACAGGTATGGCCCCTGAGTCGATCAAGCACAGAAAGATCGACTGTTCGGGGAACTGTAGGTACCAGCCAAACGACAACGATTCTTGAGTGATCTGCAGGGCACGCAGGCCAACAAGCAGTTCCGGCCATATACTGTATATATGAACAGTATGCGTATCCCACGGCTCCCCTTGCCTTTGGCTGCAGCGCCCCTGGTGCTGCCGCTGGCAGGTGGCCGGGTGCAAGCTGGCTTCCCCTCCCCTGCCGATGACTTTGCCGTCAAGCGCATCGACCTGACTGAGGTGCTGATCACCCACCCCCAGGCCACGTTTTTGCTGCGGGTTTCGGGCACCTCGATGCAGGACGCTGGCATCTTTGATGGCGACATGCTGGTGGTCGACAAGGCCATCAAGCCGCGCCACGGTCACATCGTGGTGGCGGTGGTGGATGGCGAGTTCACGGTGAAGTACCTGCACCAACGCGCCGGGCGCACCTGGCTGAAGGCAGCCAACCCCACCTTCCCCGACATTCGCCCCAAGGATGGTCAGACCATTGAGGTGTGGGGCGTGGTGAGCAGCTGCATCAAGCGCTTTGCGGTGTGATGGGCCCCGCACGACAGAACAAGAACAGGTGGGCGCCATGTATGCGCTGGTGGATGGCAACAACTTCTATGTGAGCTGCGAGCGCGTGTTCCGCCCCAGCCTGCAGGGCCGGCCGGTGGTGGTGCTGAGCAACAACGACGGCTGCGCCATTGCCCGCAGCAACGAGGCCAAGGCCCTGGGCATCAAGATGGGGGCGCCGTGGTTTCAGATCCGGCACCTCGAAGAGCAGGCCGGCCTAGTGGCCCTGTCGGCCAACTTCACCCTGTACGGCGACATGAGCGACCGCATGATGAGCCTGGCCGCCGGCCTGGGGCCGTCGCAAGAGATCTACAGCATCGACGAATCGTTCATCAGCCTGCAGGGCGTGCGCGGCTGCCACACCAAGCGGGCCCAGGTGGTGCGCGACCGGATCTTGCAGTGGGTGGGCATCCCCTGCGGGGTGGGCATTGCACCGACCAAGTCCCTGGCCAAGCTGGCCAATCACATCGCCAAGACGGCCGAGCGCAAACCTGGCAGCTACCCCGCCGAGCTGGCCCAGGTATGCAACCTGGCCGCCCTGCCCCCGTCTGACCTGGACGCGGTGCTGGCCGCAACCGAGGTCGGCGAAGTATGGGGCGTGGGCCGGCGCATTGGCGAGCAGTTGCGTGCCTGCGGCGTGCACACCGTGCTCGACCTGGCCCACCTGAGCCCGGCCACCGTGCGAGCCCGCTGGGGCGTGGTGCTGGAACGCACCCTGCGCGAGCTGCAAGGCCAGCCTTGCATTGGTCTGGACGATGCCCCGGCCCCCAAGCGCGAGATTGCCTGCACACGATCATTCGGCCGCCCCGTGACCGAGCTGCCCCCGCTGCTGGAGGCCGTGAGCGAGTTCGCCACCCGCGCAGCCGAAAAGCTGCGCCGCCAGCACAGCGTAGCCAGCCAGGTACTGGTGTTTGCCCACACCTCGCCCTTCAGGCCGGGGCCGCGGTTCTCGAAAAGCGTAGTCGTGCCCCTGCGTCGGCCCACAGCTGATACCGCTGCCCTGGTGCAGGCCGCGCACCTGGGCCTGCGACAGATCTACCTGCCGGGCTATCAGCTGACCAAGGCGGGGGTGATGCTGCTGGACCTGGCGCCGGATGATGTGCACCAGGGTGAACTGGACCTGATCGGCAGCGGTGCAGACGCCTGCACGGGTTCGTCTACGCAGTACCCGACCCGAGGCCGGGCCCAACTGATGGTGGCTCTGGATGGCTTGAACGGGCGCTTTGGCAAGGGGACGGTGCAGGTGGCCAGCTCAGGGGTGGCTGACCACCGGCGGGTGTGGGGGATGCGGCAGGAGAGGCGGACGCCTCAGTACACGACTCGGTGGGATGAGGTGGCAGTGGTGAGGGCCTAAAAAACTTCTGGCCCCACCTTATCTGGAGTTTTTCATCCAAACGGGGTTAATCAGGCGTATGAATTCTCTCCCCAAGATAAAAAAGCCCCCAAAGAGTCACCATGATCAATTGCGCGACCAACAGCAAATAAGTAAATCCAAACACCAGCTTAAAGCCACTCCAAGCTACGGGAGGAGTGATACTTTTAATGGGCTCAGCCAACGAGAGTGCCGCGATCGATATCAAGGTAAGAGAGATACTGCTAACCGTCAAAAAAGCAAACATCGAACTCAAAAACCTCCGACGCGTCAACCTAACAACTTGGACAGCATTGTTGTACGAAATCTTCATTTCCGGAGGCGTCCCGGGCATCACCTTCAGCATGTCAGCGTTATTAAAGGTTGCAATTGCCGCTAAGGCAGCAATATAAAACCCGGGCATGCTTTGGAGAAAGCCAAGAAATTTTGAAACCAGACCACTCCCTCCAAATACGTCAACATTCACCCCCAACAAAAGGACAAGACAAACAACAAGCGTAGCCAAAAGCGCCGGAATAATCCAATTAATCCACTGCGGCAAAAATGATTCGTGCCTTATCGTAAGATAAGCATATGGACGAAAAAGATCAAACGACATACCGCAACATTCTAGACCACAAGCTTAGCCATAGCAACAAGAATATTTTTATTAAAATCTTGCTGCCGATCCTCCACATCCTCAGACAACGATATTACTTCACGACGAGTAAAGGCGGCCTCCAAATCATTGGTAGGCAACGATGTCGTCCTGACAGATCCAAATGCATCTTCATATCTAATCCTCACCAAATCATAGTGATGCGAAGAATTAGATCGCATATATCTTTTAATGGCATTCCTAACACCACCACCATTAACAGCGCGCGGAGTATCGGCCTTGATTAAAACCGAGTGTTCGTGAATCTGCAAGTTACCACCGGCATCAAACCCTTCACGCGAATGCGATATTAATTCCATAGACTTGAACGTACCAGTTTCAAGAGCCTCATCCAAAAATGCACTCCGATGCGAAGCAATTTCAAACCTATATCGAACAGGATACGTTAAAACATTCCCGTCTGCATCAACCTCACCTGAAGGCATTGGAAAGTTAAACAATGCGTGATATTTTGGATTAATGGACACAGACTTTATTGCCCGCTCCAGAATTATTTTCACAACACCACCCGAAAAGCCTGCCCCCATTGTCATCATAACCAAAGCGCTACGCTGGTCATCATTAGGTTTTAATATTATATGAGATGAGAGTTCAATCGCTTCAATTTTTTGTTTACCCGCCATCCGAACAGAGCGAGTAGACATATTTCTCAAGGCTATATCAGAAACATCCGAATCAGCCCGATTAACAAGAAAGGCAAAGATATCAGAACCACCTTTTTTAAAGACCTTTGCCTTTACGAGCTCAACCGACTCAGTGGCATTTTGACGAATAACAACCCCATTAGAAATGGTTTCAAAAATCGCCTTTAACAACAAAGACAAATCAGCACAAGAAGAACTGGAAACCCCGCCCAACCTAGGCACAGAAGTTAAAATAAGCTCGTAAAAATAGACCGTTCTTTCTTTTGTTTTCAAAGCAACTCCCAATTATTCAATATCAGCAAAAACCAAAAATTCTTACTGAATTTATTTTGTCACTAAAAGTTGCAAGATGCAACCATTTAACTAGGCCAAACATCAATACAGACACAGCCAATTCAAGTTGAGCAGCAAATAGCGCTGGACACGCAGCCGGTGTCTAGTGAGCCACCGAACCCATCACTATTTGGACAAAGAGAAATGAGTAGCGGTCCGACAAAGGGCGCGGTGGTGTGGTGAATCCCCCGAAGAGAGCGCAAAAAATTGAAGTTTGCGTCACGGAGATTGAGCAAGGTGGCGTCAGATCAGCACAGGTCATAGTGTTCCACTATCTGCCGCCGCGTCGGCGGCCACCCAACCACCGAGCCACCGATGTGCGCCGATGACCTGAAGTGCCTAGCCGGGTTCATCAACCCACGAAGTCAGCGCCTGCACCAGCGCCCCCAGCAGCGCCAGATCCAACCAGGTCAGCCACCCCTCAAGCCCTCTTCTGCTCCGGTTTCGCGAGACTAGAAAGTACCCTCCGGGCCACGGCCCGGTCTTCTTCTGTTGCTGACTCGTAATTGTCCAAAAGAGCTGTTTGTTCTGGTGACAAGGCCTGGACGGACTTGGGCGTCCGCTGACCGGTGAGAACAAAAAGAACGTCGATGCCCACATCGGCCCATGCGGCAAGTGCGGCCGCCCCAGGCTCACTCGCTCCACGCTCGTATTTACCAATCATTTCTCGGCTCTGGCCAACCGCCAAGGCGAGCGCAATCTGCGTCAGCCCCAACCGCTCACGCTCTTCTTTGAGCCGTTCGCCCAAAAGAGATTTATCAGACACTTTAAATATTTGAAATGAGGCACTTAGGACACATACTCGCGGCCAGTCACAGTGCAATTTGACGTTCCACAAACAGGATAGCGCACCCCATGAGCCACCCCACCAAAGCCCGCCGGTCGCCCCGCGGGGTTGTTACTGAAAAACCCATCCCGATCCGGCTGTTGCCAGACGAGCGCGCCGAGGTGATGGCCGGGGCCGAGCGCGAGGCCCGGGCCACCGCAGCCTTTGCCCGCCTGCTGCTGCTGCGGGGGCTGGCGGATTACCGGGCGCAAAGCGGATCGAGCAGTGTTGCAACCTGAAGGAAACATGAGCATGACTGATTCCATCGAAAAGGTTGGCCACCAGGGCGCGGTGTGTGGTCGCACCGAAGGGACTGCTTTGGCTCCTGATGGTGCGCCGTGGCCTGAGTTCAGCGACGGCACCTGCGATATGTCGCCCCAGCTGCGACGGGCGCTTCTGGCCAGCCCGATGAGGGAGATGCCGGACTGGGAACCAGCAAGGCCTTCCGCAATCACGCCCCTGCCGACTGGTACAGGTGGTTCAGGATTCACTGCGGACAAACGCTCGCACGGCAATCTCAGCCTCGCCCAGCAGCCTGCCCACAGTGTCGGAGGTACGGCCAACCCGCTGAATCAGGTCAGGCAAAGCGCTGGCAAAGGTCGGGAGCTGCTCGGGGGCGAGCAACTTCAGGGCCTCGGCAACCAGGATGCCGTTGGTGCGGGCCAGGGCTTTGGCCATCTCACGAAGGTCATCGTGGGTTGCGGCTTGCTGCTCCATGTGTGTCTCCAGATCATCAAAAGAAAAAAGTAAGGCTTGAGGGCGCGATGCGTAGCCGCACTCATTTGGTTCAACGTACTGGCCTTTGGTCAGTTGACGGTATTTGCCCGCTTGCGCAGGTGGCCCGATGAAGATGCGCTGCCCCCATTGCGAGGCCTGGGCCTATGTGCGCAACAGCATGCAGGTGACGCGGCTGACGCGGCAGGCGGTTTTTGTGTGCAACAACGCCGAGTGCGGGCACACGTTCTCGGTGGTGAGTGAGGTGGTGCACACCATCAGCCCCAGCGCCACACCTGACCCCACAGTGCGGCTGCCGATCAGCCGCAACACACAGCGGGCCTTGCTGCAGCAGCAGTTGCAGACGATGCCGGTGGCCGAGCATGTGGCGATGCCGGCCAACGGGCGCGAGCCGCCCAGGCCACGCACGCTGGATCTGTTTTCGCCCGACCCGCACCCAGGCTGATACCGGGGCGCGCTGAGCCTTTGCGGCGCGCCCCCTGCCCCACTTCTACCCCTGTTGTTTTGCCCTTGCGGTGCCTGTTTGGAGGCCCTGCGGGGGTTGCTCACCCCGAAGAAAGGAAATCACCATGTCCCTCTCTCCAATCGAGTCGCAAAGCGCCTTGCCAGGCGCCCAGTCTTTTGGCCGCGCCGTAGCCCACGGCTCAGCGCTGAACCCCGGCGAAAAACCCGCCGAAAAGAGCTTGCTGCAGGTGGTTGCATTCAAGAGCAGCCTGCCCCATGTGCCGGCCTGCGTGCATCTGAATGCCTGGGGTGGTGCGTTCTCGGCCCTCTACATGGTGACGGCCGATGAGGCTGAAGAAATCGCCCTGCAGCTGCAGGCCGCTGCAGGGCGGGTGCGCGGGATGAATGCCGGGCTGAGCGTGCGGAGGGCTGCATGAATACCTCTGAACAAGATCCACTGGCGGCCCTCGATCGCGTTTGGCAAACAGCCCAGGGCTTCCATAGCGCAGCGAAGGACTGCGCCACCTTGTTGCTCGGCCTGTACAACGGCCAACGCTTCCCTTTCGACCTGACAGAGCTGCGCCGCCTGGATGGCCACAACCTCAACGACTGCTTGGCTGTGCTGCGCATGGATGCGCGACCTTCAGCCGAGGTGCACGACCTGCTGACCAGCTTGTACGGCGTACGCGACATGGGGGCTCACTTTGAGCACCTGGCCTACAACTGGCGCTTGAAGGGGGCCGTGAAGAAGGCGGCGCTGCCCCCACTGGAACGGAGGGCGCCATGACCTTCCGCGTGACCCACTTTGACATGCACCACCGCCGGCGGCGCCTGGTGGTGCGCGGTGCCGGCAACCGGCTGCAGGCGATGGCATGGGTGGAGCAGCTGTATGGCGATGCCTGGTACATGGCTGCGGTACGGGTGCTGGGGGGCGCCTGATGGGCATGGAGGCCTCTCAATCGGTTGAAAGTGCAGGCGCAGCGCCTGCGCCCCGAGCGCTGCCGCACCGCCGCCGCTTGAACGAGCTGCGCGACGAATTTGTGCGCCGGGCCAGCCACCAGCGCTGGTCAGATGCCGAGTCGCGCGAGTGGGCGCAGCTGGAGCATGGCTTGCGCATGTCGTTGATGCTGCTGGCCGGGGTGGATGGCGAGCTGGCTGAGTTGGCGCACCGGGATTGGCGCGAGCTGCCAGAGGCCGAGCGCACGGCCATCAAGCGCGAGGCGCGGGCGGCGCGGCGCGGGTTTGAGGCGCTGCATGCGCTGACGGGGCTGTGGTGATGGCACGGCACACCTACAAGGATTGGTATGCGGTGGAGCGCGACCAGGCGCGGGCCTTGGCGGCGCGCATCAAGGCCGAGGTGCCTGCGGCCTGGGGCCGCAGCAATGACGCGCTGGCGGTACGGCCGGTGTCTGACCCCGTGTGGCAGCGCTACTCAGGCTGGCTGCAGCGGCTGGAGCGCTTGCGCACCGAGCACCGCGAGGTGATGGCCTGGAACATGCCCGATGAGCAGGTGTGCGAGCGGGCCGAGGTGGTAGCGCGGGATGTGAGCGAGTTGCTGAGCCGTTGGCCAGCCCCACTGTCGATGGCCGAGCAGGCGCAAATGGTGCGGCGGGTGTGCCGTGTGCTGGGGGTGGATGCACCGGTGGCCAGCACGGCGGGCAGCCTGGTGGAGCGGGGCACGTCGCTGTTCTGGTGGCGGCAGGTGTTGCGCAAGAAGGTGGCACGGCTGCTGGAGCATGGCTTCTTGAAGCAGGGGCTGGTCAATTTTCGTGACGGGGCCTATGTGTCGAACGCGGCAGTGGAGCGCCGGCTGTTGCAGCTCAAGCGCAATGAGGCGCTGCTGGCCAAGTGCCTGGTGCGCAATGAGGCGGGCCAGGTGTACACGCTGAAGGAGCTGGCGGCCGTGTCGGTGGCCAACCCCGAGGTGCGGCGTGGTGAGCTGATGGCGCGCATCCGTGGCTGTGAGGAGTTTGCAGATGCGGCAGGCCACGTGGGCACGTTTGCCACGCTGACCTGCCCAAGCCGGTTTCACTCGGCGCTGTTCC